TGTATTTGCTTATGTCTGTCATCTAGTATATCCTTTCGTTAATATCTAAAGATATAGGATATTTATATAATTTTACAAGGGTTGTCAATGAAATTTTTTCTAACACTATACGTGTGTTCTGTGCTACATAATAACTGCCTTCCTATAAGTCAGGAAATGCACACATATCAACAATCTCACGATACATTTGACAGTTGTATCAAAGATGGTTTGGGCCAGTCCTTTGAAGTTTTTTTCAACGGTGAAAATTTAAAACAAGATCAGATAAATAAAGGTAGACTCTATCCTAAATTTACGTGTGAACCTTACACTCCAGAACAGGCAGAGACCTAATCAATTTTTTTAAAAAAATTAGCCATTACATATCTTGGACCACAATTTTCATTAAACTGAAGTGAAGTATGATCGATATCTCCATCAAAAATTATTGCTCTATTTTCTTTAAAACCAACATGAGTATTTAATTGAAATTTATTATCAATTAAATCATAAAAACCAGTTCCATTATTAACAGAATGGGTGCCTTTTAAATAAATTAAACAATTTATAAAACCGTTGTCTGAATGAGGAGTTGCCTCTTTGTGTTTAGTGCTTAAAAAATAATAGCTAGCATCTAAATTTTTTATTTGTAAATCATATTCTTTTACATTTTTAATCATCTCTTTAATCGCAAAATGTTTAATATTCAAAGGAACATGAAAGTAAATTTTTTGATATACAACATTTCTTAAATCTGTGTATCTATTTTTAAATTTTAATCTTAACAAATCTTTTTGAATAAGATCTAAAATGTCTTTGCTAAAAAAATTATCTTTTATTATTATCTTTTCTTTCATTTAAAAATTTTTTTCTTTCTTTTTTAATTATTTCTTCATCTCCTTCACAAAATATAGCTCCTTCGTTTTTTAAAATAGAATCAAAAGAATGATGCACAAAAGGTCCATCTACATCTACATAATGCATAAATACTTGAGCAAGTCCTTCTCCTTTATAAATTCCAGGACGCCAATGTTCTTGAACACACCCTGCATATAAAACACCATCTCCTTCTTCTAGCTCTAAACTTGTGCCCTCAACTACAATTGGCCAATCGTCATGTTTTTTTATACAAGTTGTTACAGAAACTTCACACGATGGTCTGTCTGTGTGTTTAGATAACTTACCTCCAAATACATAATATCTCCAATAAGCATAAGTAGGATTTAATTTTAAACCACTTTCTTTTTCTACCAAAAATTTTTTACTATCTAATAGAGAATCCATTAAAGGATCTTTATACCACGCTGGTGAAAAACATTGTGTATCAAATTCACAAGTTTTATAATCATCTAACTGTCTATAACAATATCTTTGAAGAAGATTTAGTTCTTCTTTTGTAAAAAAGTTTTTTATTAATTTATAATTTACTGTAGCCATGAAACTATACTGTATCGTGTTCCTTTCGTAATTGGTTGTATGCCATGCGGATACATAAAATTACTAGGAAAAAATACTATTGATCCTTTTGTTAATTTTAATCTTTTAATTTCTTTTTCTTTTTGATCTGTAAATACCAAATCACCACCTTCATAGTCATCGTTTAAATTCATGATAACACTCACGTGACGTGGGCCTTTGGCAAAATGATCAGTGTGAACGTTGTATTTTCCTCCAACTCTATATTTTAATAAATCTATTTGATTTATTTTACTATTAATCATCAAAGGAAATTTACCTTTATAATAAGTGTAGAGTCTAGTTATCTCTGCTTTTATATAATTCCAATAAAAAAGATCGGTTGGAGTCCCATCCATTTTTAAATGATAACCTTCTACGTTTCTTATATCTGTTCTTACTCCCCCAGCCACATGCAAATTTTGTTTAGATCTTTTTTTTACAAACGGAAGAATGTTTTCAATAAACTGTGGATTAATAATACTCTTAATTTCTACTACTGATTCTAAATGATCCATTATTGTGGCCTTCCTTGACGATTGTATGATTTGTGATCTCTTTTTTCTGACTTGGATAATCTTTTTTTATGACGTCGAGGACGTTTACGAGGTTTTGGTCTTGGAATAAAGTGTACAAATTTTTGACGTGCCATATTATATTTCTAACATTATGTTCAAAGAAAACCTGTTTAGATTTTCTTTAGGAGCAATTCCTCTATGATATAATTTACTGGGAAAAAGTAAAGCCTCTGATTCAACAGATTTATAAAAATTGTTTTTATCATTAACTTTGATTTCAGTTCCTCCATCATTATCATGCAGATTATATATAATAGAAAATTTATTATCATCCTTCATGTCTTGATGAAGCTCCATAATACTTCCTGGGTGATACCAATTCCAAAATACCCTGTTTATTTTTTTAAATTTCATAAATGTTTTTTTCTCAATTACATCGTAAATAACTTGAGCATATGTATTTAAAATATCATTATTATAATAATTGTAATTTGCATCATAAGTAACCAACATAAAACCTGCGTCTATTTTATTAACATCTTTTGTTAAGGTGTTATCAACTCCAAAACGCCAAGTCTCTATTTGATATAAAGTTTCAATAATTCTTTTGTTTGTGTTCTTTGAAATCTCAGTATTAATTTTTGTTATCATAAAATATATTTATAGTGTATCTTCCAGAACTAGGTCCTAATGCCTGTAAAGTTGTGTGCATATTATTTTTACCATCAAAAAATATTGCTCTGTTTTCAACAAACCCTATGTATGTGTTTAAATTATTTTTGTAATAAAATCCCGTGCCATTGTAAGTCAACTCATCTCCTTTTAAATACAATATAAAATTAAAATCTTTCTCTAAATCTTTATGGGCTTTTACTTCATCTTTATTATGTCTCCAGTGATAAGAAGCGATGGCCATTTTTAATTCAATATTAGGAAAAAATTGTTTTTTTATTTTTTCAAACAGCCATTTATTTTTTGCATCTTGTGTAAAAATATGTCTGAACCCATAATTACCATCTTTGTTAATCATCGGCTGATAATCTATTCTACTAATATTATCAGTTAAAATTTTTAATTCTTTTTCGTTTAAAAAATTATCTTTTATCTGTATTGTTGGTATCATTTGCTTTTATATATGCTTTATCACTTTCAGTTAGTCTTATATATCTTATACTACCATTAACATGTTGCCTGGTGTCTGCTCCACAGTTTGTGCATCTGTAAAATTCAGATACAATTGCAACTAAAATAGAATCCTCTTGACACTCTTCACAGTGACCGTGCACTGTATCTATATTTGCAAATGCTTTTTGTATTAATTTATTGCTCATGGTGTATATAAATAATTTATATCACTGTGTTGTAAAGTCAACAAAGCGTCTTCCATGGACTCTACGATTGGATAGCCCTTTAAATTAAATGAAGTATTAAGTAAAATAGGCACACCTGTCTTATTGTAAAATAAATTTATTAAATCATAGTAAGTAGTATTTTGTTCACGTTTTAAAGTTTGAAATCTACACGTATTATCTGCATGAACACACGCAGGGACTTCGTCAACTGCTTTTTGTTTAGCATCGATAGCAAACGACATGTTGGGAGATTCATCTAAACCACACATATTTAAATATTCGTGTCGATGTTCATAAAGTATTGTAGCAGCGGTGGGTCTCCACAACTGTCTACCTTTTACTTTGTTAACTATTTTTTGTGCGTTTGGATTTCTTGGATCAAATAGTATGGAACGATTACCTAATGCTCTTGCTCCCCATTCAGAGTGTCCTTGAAATATTACAACAAGTTCTTGCTGTAAGAGTAGGTCTACGGCTTCTTCCTTTTTATAAATAATTTTCATAATACTGCACCGCTCCAACTGCAGTGCCTCCATCGTAAGGTATTGGATCTACAAAAAAATTTAATTTAGGAAAGTGTTTTACCAATTTAAAATTATTAGAACAATTAAGATGATAGCCTCCAGACAAAATAATATTTTTACAATCACTATACGTAATGGCCTTTTCTATTAAAGTTATGTTTTCTTCTAAAGATTCTTTTTGTGCTTGCACTGCAATCGGATTTTTATATGCTGCTAAACCCATAAGTTGTCCTTCTTCATTTAATTTAAATCCAGCTTGCTCTGTGTATCTTGTGTATTTAAGCCCCGCTATAAGTTTATTAGTAATTACATAGTCTTCACCCTTAGGACCTTTTATTGTTTGTTCTGTATCTACAAAATTGTTAAAAAAATCATATCGTTTATTGGATGCTTTTTTATAAAAATTTATTATTTCTTTTTTATTTATTAAATAAATACTTTGTTTGGTTTGAAAAAATTTAAATAATCTTTCTCCTCCCCCATCTGTAACAACTGCAAGTGCCTCATTAAAATTACTAAAATAAAAACCACAAACAGCATGATAAATATGATGTTGATCTATATCAAAAATATATTTTTTATATTGTAGTTGTTTTAAAATGTTATCTATTATTGGCTGCTCTATTAAAATGTTTCCTCTATCAAAAGAAGAAAACATGACCTCATCAAAGATTACATCTTTAAATTTATTTAGAACTAAATATTCATAATCTAAAAAACTATCAGGTTCAAAATATTTTATTTTATTAAATCTATCCTCTTCGTAATATTTTTTTAAAACACCATCCTCAAAATACGCAAAGGAACAATGATGCGAAATGTTTACCCCCAATGTCTTTCTCATTAATCTTTCTTATACTAAATCTTTTGCCTTTCCAATCACAGGTTTGTATTTTGTTTTACCTTCTGATTTATACGCGTGTAAAAATTGTTTTCTTGGTTGATCGGGTGTATAGCTGCAATGTATCCATCCGCTGTTAGGCTCACCTGGAGTATAGAACTCGAGAATGAGCTGGTCATACGGAAGATTCTGGTTGATCCAGTCAGCTAACTCAGCATTGTCTGTGCCCATACATTCGAAGTCTGCGGCCTCGGCTTTAGCATGCTGTGAATTTACAGAGCTACCTATCTTAATACAAAGTTGTTCGCTACGGAAACCGCTCGTCACCTTAACCCTGCCAAAGTGATCACGTACCGGCTGTAAAATATTTTCACAAAGTGCTTTTAGTTTTTCTATCTGACCTGAGTTTGGATTGTTATTGATATCCAGCCTGATTGCAGTGTCAGATTTAATTAATTCTTGAAGCGTGAAATTACGTGAAAGATTCATTAGTATTCCAATATTTTATAATCTTGATAGTAATAATTTTTTATAAATTGTTTTTGTTTATCATTTATATCTATTTTAAAAAAAATTTCATCATCATAATTATGGTCTATTTTTCTAGTTATATCAATGTATAAATTAAAATTTTTTAAAACCCAATGTTGAAAATCTTCTTTTAAACCTTTTTCATATTTCCATATTTTGGTATTAAGATCTATAAAATGTATTTGAGGTAAAAACCAATTACCGGTATCTTTTATTATAAGATTGTCAACTGTTTCATTAAAAGCTAATTGACTTTCAAACATTTTTTTTATCTTACTTTCATTTATTCTATTGTAACATTTTAGCATAGATAAAAACCTATCAACAGGATCTCTAACAATAGTGAAAGTTTCTATATCAATGTAATGTAAAAAGTCTCTGTATTCTAATCTATTTAAATGTGGAATATTTTTATCTTTTATTTTTTTTTTAAAATCTACATAATCAATATGATTTACGTTATGATTTTTATTTAAGTTGGCTACTACAAATCGTCCACCAGTTCTAGGTATGTGAACAAATAAAGTTTTATAATTTATCAACATTATTATCTTTATATTTCTTTCTATTATATTTTTTCTTGTTCTTAATTACAAGTTGCCTGAAGCGTGGTGTACGGAGCATTTTTGCAATTCTATTCGAGGATGAGTTTCTTAATTGAGAGCGAGCCATCTATATTTTGTTCTACTTCTGC